CATCTGTGTCTTTGAGACCAACATTGTCGAGCATACCTTCAGTGACGACTGCTTGTATTTCTTCTTTGATTATTTCTCTTAGTTGATTCTTGTTCATTTATTTTCTTCCGACAAGAATGTCATTGAGTGCGCGGTTGATTCTATCAGCCTTGCCAAAGATTTCTCTTTCCTTTGCTTCTTTCATAAGGTAAGCACCGGGGGTGGATGCCTCTGAAACAAGGTCAAAGCAAATAAGTGTAAAGTCATCCTCTACCATAGTTAGTCCGCTCTCTTGACGAGTGGAGCCTAAGCCACGGGAGGAGATACCCAATGAACCGCCGTCTAGGACGAGTTGCTGTGCAATCTGTCCTGCTGGGGTATTGAGTAGTTTTAGTGTTCCGTAAACTGCATCGCCATCCATATGGATTTCAGTAATAAGGTGTGATGCGTTTTTTAGTTCTACGACGGATGTGTCGGGGTGGTCGAGTTCTCCGTAGGCTCTGCGCTCACGGACAATCTTTCGGTAGTTCTCGACTTCTCTTGCAAGAGCGCGAGGTGGGTAAACTCTACCGTTGCCATTCTTTTTATTGGCGTGTTGGAGGAGACCTTTTAGGTAAACGTAACCATCGTCAGCACGTTTGGCTTCCGTTAGTGTTTCAAGTTGAAAATACTCTATTAATACTTGTTTCTTTGACATAGCTAAGATCCCTTACAGCAATTGGTTGGAGGGCGAAGCATCCAGTGATTTTCTGTGTAAATGTTGTGTCCTCTCATTTTGACCCCTTTATTTTTATACCCTCGTCGTCAAATGTTTGACAGAGGATGTAACTTGTTCCAGAACTTAGGCACCCTAATAAAAAGGGTGTTATGAAGTTTGGTTCAAATGTAAATAGTGGCGTAAAAGGAGAAATGACGCACAGAAAGAACCCTACCCAAAAGCCCATACACATTGAGCATTGGAAGAGTTCTCCTAGACTACCCTTTTTTGGTCTTATTGAATTTAGAATTGATCCGTATACTAGGATCTGTGTGAGCCCATAGGCTACTAAAATAAATGTTACAAGTTCCATTAGATTCTGTAAACAAGTGGCGTGACTTGTGGATTTTTATTCAAAACGCCTTTCTTTTCTTCTTGCGGCACTTCGCCCAACTCAGTTGAATCCTCTTCATCAGGGTCCAATAAGTATTCTTCAAATTCATCCGCATAGTATTCGTCATAAACTTCAAGGTCTTCTTTGTCCAAGAATTCACCAACATGGTATGTAATGAGTTGCACTAATGATCTTTCTTCGTCCTTTGGTTTCAAAAAGGTGGCTTGTAATGAAGCATAGATGTTTCCACCTTGGATTGAATCAAAAGCTACTAAACCCGACTCAGCCAAGTAATTCAACAATCTTTTCATTGCAGCATAAGCGTCGTCGGTGTAATTACCATCTTTTGCAAATGTTAACACGGTCCCTTTGTTCACGTTTACTGAAACGTTGATGTGAGGGTGTGTAAGAAACATCAAATTCCCATCAATTGTTTTCTTTACAGAAATCTTTTTTGTGATCTTTGGAGCTTCAGCTTTGCGTTTGATTTTTATTTTAATCGTCATTGGATTGAATCTCGCTAACCAATTTTTGAATTTTCATAATTTCAATTATAGTTTGGTCAGTTGGTTTGTTTTCTTTCATCTCGTCAAGAATTGAAATAATCATTTTCGTATTCTCGGTCATTAGTTCGTCGTTCTTGATTTCATCAAGCTTTAAACCCTCTGACAAGACTGTGCGGAGTCTACCGATTTCTTCGTTTAGGTAAACCATCAAAGAAGTTTTGTCGTTGATGTAAAAGCCTAAAACTTGTTTTTGTTCTTTCAATAATGAGGAATACTCGTCATTGAAAACCTTTACATACTGTCCAAAAGTAAAATCATCCATTCCTTTCTTTTGTTTTGCTTCTTTTACTTGTGATGTCATACCCTTTACCAAGTTATTCTCTAATAGAACTCTTGACCTTGCTGGAGTATCATCGTTGAATAATTGTGCAATAGTTGCCAACATTCTGTAATTTGGAACAAAATTGTTGTAAACTCTTGGTGAAATAGTTTTGTTCACTTCTGAAATAAGAAAGGACTGTTTCTTGAACAATTCCTTTTTATCTAATGAACGATGCTCATTGCGGCATTCAACAATAATCTTTGTTGCCGTAAGAGCGTCTGCTCCATTTGTTTCATAAATGCTTTTGTATACTTGGAGTTCCTTGTAGAGAGGTGAACCTTTTGAAAAATGCTCTTTAATCACCTTTAGGATCTTTGCTTTTTTCTTTTTGTCTCCACGGACTGCTGCCTTTGTCATTTCACGCACTAGGGCTTCAAACAAAAAGGCTGTGTTTCTTTTTTTATTATGTTTTACTTTCATTTACCTTCTCCAAACTTTCTATTAGTTTTTCGATTTCCTTATTAGAATTGAAAATCGTTGATTCAACTCCATCATAAATAGTTTTGTTCTCGGCAAAAACATAACCCTTGGCGAGTTTACCTAACTCTTCGGCTCCTGTAGCGCGTGCAGTGGTGCGTTGACCGCCGATAGGATTGGCTAAAGCACTGTTGTGGCGCTTCTTTGCGCCGTCCTTCCTACGGTCTACCTTTACAGGCTCATACATTTTACCTTTAGATTTATTAGTTGTTGTCTTGCCATCTTTGAATGTGTAATGAATTGTGTCTTCATCAGCCTCGGTCAACTCCTCATCAGCAGGTTCAGCCAAGAGCGGACCCGTGTCTGCCTCACCGGCTTCTTCGTCTCCTCCAAGGTCGAGGTCTTCACCTTCACCACCCAAGTCAAGTTCATCATCGCCACCAAGGTCAAGCCCACCGGCAGCACTAGCTGCTTCTGGTGCTTCGCCAGCGGCTTCCAAAGATGCTCTGAATTTTGCGTCATAGAACATTTCCTCTTCATTCTTAATAAATTCTTCGTCAGACATATTGAATAGGTGTGTGGCAACCCAGCGACGGGAAACATAACCTTCGGTTGCTGCTGATGCAACAGCGAACTTCTTTTCCCATTGTTCCAACTCTTGTAGTTCGGCAATCTTGCTTGGGTTGTTTAGCTTTAGTTTAAAGGATAAAAGGTCATCGCCTCTGTAGCCTAAAACATAAAGGTGAACCAAACAAATCTTTTCTAATTCAGAAATAACAGAACGTTGCAATCTTTGAATTGTTCTTGCAAAACGAATGTCTTTCTGGGCTAGAGTAGTTTTATCTTCGTCAGCACCCTCTCCACGAGCCAAGTAAGAACGGGGGATCTTTAGGGCTGAAAAGAGTTTATCGCGGAGATAGTTTACATCATCAATGTCGCCAGTGAATGCACCACCGGGAAGATTCTCGATACGAGAGCTTTGTCCACCACGAACAGGAATGTAATAATCCTCATCGATGGACATTGGGTTGTAACGCAAGTCAACACGACCCGTATCAGGATCTAAGACTTGGTTTCTTTTTAGAGTGGTTTTGACCCTCTCCATGTATTGTTCAACATCTTCGGGGGCAATGTTGCCAACGTCAATGTAAAAAATTCTTCTCTCTGGTGAACGAACAATGCGGTAAGCCATCATTGCGTCTTCTAAAAGAGTTAATTGACGCCAGATTCGACGTGCAGGTTCTAGAATAGATGTTCCGTATGGAGCATACTTATCGTTACCAAGGATGCGAAAGTTAGCAATCTGCCAATTTTCAAAGGTCATCCCACCAGAGTTCCACTGGAATTGTAGATAATTTGGATTTGTTTTATCTTCGCCTTCTAATCTTTCAATCTCGCCGGGAGGCAAAGCGAGAACAGATTTGATTCCTATTTTCTCGTCTACATCAAGGTAAAGATAGTAGTCACCGTTCTTACACATACTTCGTGCCCAACCATAAAGGTTGTATTCAATGCCTAGAACTTCGTATAAGAGTGTTCTAATTGTTGAACGGATTTCATCGTTGTGGCACAAGACGTTTATCATGGGCTGTAAATCAGAGAACGTGGTCATCTCATCAGCATAAATGTCGAGAGTTGATGCAATCTCTGGAGTGTATTCCATTTGATCAAAGTCAAGGTATCTTTCTAGTCTGTTCTGTGCTGAATAAAACTTAGCACTGTAGTTGTCCATGTTGTAGGACGACTTCTTGAACTGCTTGCCAGAAAGTGATGTGAACTTTGTCCCGTACTTATCAAGTTGTGAGCGTCGGTTCTTGCTTTGTTGTTGTGCATCGTGATTTACAATAGGACCAGAAAATAATCTGGTTAGCATTTTGTAAAGCGGTGACGCGGTATTTCTTGGATTTTTTGGAT